CTAGGTTGACTTGTCTGTATTCTGTTTCTGGGGTGGAATTTTCTTCCATGTCATCATCTTCAGGCTCATCTTCTGGTTCTGGAAGCGGAGCTATCTGAGTAAGCGTTGAAAACTTGTGTCCGACATAAACATCGGTATCTCTCCAACCACCGTTGTATTCCTCATAGACCTGAATAAGTGCGGCTGGGTCTGCGGGTGTTCCTACGACTGTGACTGAACTATCTGGAACATTGATGCGACCATCTTCGACAATCTCCTTGATTTCTCCTCTTGCTCGTCCACCTGACGCGTTCCAAGAAACATAGTCGCCAATCTTTAGCGTTCCAGGCATGGCTCGTTCTCCGCCTGGCTCCATGTCCTCGGCTAGAGACAGAGCGACCATCTGGTCAATTGCATCTTGCTTAGATCCGTGACAACCCATTACTTCGCCATTGGACTTTTCGACTGCCCAACCTGAGCAGTCTGGGTTCTTATCTGAAATGTAGTATGGCATTAGATCTTCTGCCTCATCCAACTGATTACGTGACCAGTCTTATTGCTTACCGCGTAGAGCTGCTCCAGCGGCTCTAATTCAAACTGATAACTTTCTTCTTTGAGTAATAGCAATCCATTAGTGATAGTTACATTTGCATTGCCAAGATAAATGTTTGTGGAGTTATCGTTATTGTGAACCGTCATGCGAACTGGATTATTGTGAACGCCGTCTATTGCAGTAGCAGCAGTTCCCACCGAAGTCCAACCATTGTCAATCATTACTGTCCCTCTGCTTGTAGCTGGACCGAATCCTTACCAGTGTGAGTAATGTCTGGCAGACCAAGCTTTGCCATTACATCTGCTGGGTCAAAGCCAACTTGGATAAGCCTTTGTGCCATGTCCACTTTTTCGGACATTGCCGACAGGTCAGCAGCATCCACATTGACATTTGCAAGTGGAACACGCACTGTCTCTGCCGATGCGTCATCAATTGGTTCTAAGTCCTCAAAGCGGCGAATGTCGTTGATCTTGTAGTAACCAGACTGAAGTCCGCGAGCGTAAGCTTCTGTTCTGCTGTTTACATCTGCGCGTAGCAATCCATCTAAACTGAATTTCACGAATGCAGCTTCTTTTCCAGTTTCCTGAGATAGCAAAGCTGTTAGTGCGCCTTCAATCTTCTGTGCGATTGGGCGAAGCGTGTGAGTTACAAAGGCGATGTTGTTTTGTTCAACAGATGCGTAAGTATTTGTGCCAGGAAGTCCAAGAAGGTGTGGTGGGATGTTGAATGCGCGAGCAACATCTTCAACAGCCATTCTTCTGCTGTCTAGGAACTGAGCTTGGTCGTTTGGAACATTCGTTGGCTTGTATTGCGCTCCACCAGTAATGATTGCTGTTTTGTGCGCTCTTGCCCATCCGCGGTGGCGTGAGTCAAATGCTTCTTGCATTGACTTGGCTTGTTCAGCAGTTAGGTTGCCTGGAACTTCTAGAACACCTGATGTCTGAGTTCCTGAACCGAAGAATCTGGCTGCATACTTTTCTAGAGCTGATGCTAGACCAAAGTTTTCTCTTAGCGCCTCTACGCGTGAGATTCCACGCAGTGAGCCTGGCTTTACAACATCAGGGATGAAAACAATGTCATCTTGTGTAAGTGCGCGCTGTTCGCCAGTTACATTGAAAATGATTCTGCCTTGTCCGTTGCGCTTGATTTCTACATCGAGTGGGTTGAGAACCTTCATGTCAACGATTACGCCGCGGCTGCGGAATACGCGAATGAAGATGTTTCCCTCTAGCAACAGCGAAACGATTGCAGAACCGTAAAAAGCTTCTTTAGTTGTGTCAACATCTGGTTTAGTGACCCAGACTGGTCTTGGGCGTAGTGCGTAGCGCGCACCCTGCGATCTGATGTAAGCATCAATCGGCAAAGTTGAAATTGTGTCAGAGATTAGAGATACAGCAGAGAACACGGCATTGAGTTGCAATGCTGTATCAGTATTGACTACAGTTCCCGATTGGGACTGAACATCTACGAAGTCTCCAGAACCCCAGACCGTTTGGAATGAGATTGCGCGCTTTTCAAAGAGTTTGTTTAGCATTAGCTACGCTCCAGGGCTATACCGAAAATCAATGCTGCCACGCCCGCTATGATTAGACCGAGTGGTGGATAGATTATGGCTGCTCCAGCAGAAACTAAACCTGCACCTAGGATTTGCAAAATTGTTGCTTTCATGTCCGCCTAAATAAATACCTGTGGCACTACTTCTTCCATTCTACCTACGGTAGCCCGTTCATAAGCGATTACAGCCGCCACTGCTGCGTCAATACGCCGATTGCTGTTTCTGTTCTCTTTGACAATGCGTGGGCCGATGTTGTCTATTTTCAATACGCAATTGTCTAAGTGTCTGGCAAGCAACGGGTCGCCTGAATGAGTTAGCTTCTTCTCCATTACTGCATCGAAGAATCTCGCTGTGGCTTTGACCATGCGAGAAGGCGATGTGGATGGAAACTCCACTATCGGTAGGCCGCGCTCCTCTTGGAGGTAGGCCATTGTGCGTTGCCAGCGATAAGGGTCGCAGGCTATTTCCCTGACTTTCGGATAATCCTGGCAGAACTGAATAATTTCGTTTTCTACATCCGTAATGTTGACTCGCCAGGAGTTGTCATCGTCTGGACCCTTCTCCCAAGCCTTGATTAGGAACAGATGAGGCATCTCATCGTCTTTTGGAATGGTGCAACCGACTAAAACCGTAGTGTCACCTGAAAACGAGCCATCAAAGCCGATAATCAGCTCATCATCGGGTGTAATCGTCTTTTCACCAAATAATCCGTCCCATGAGCCAGTTGGTAGCCAAGTTAGGTTGCTAGATACCCATTGGTTGCAGCGTTTGGTCCGAAACTCAGCTTCTGGCGTTCTTAGCACGGTGCTACCGAAATCTTCTGCGCTGTTCAGGTCCCCGTAGCCTGGGTTAGCGATAATCCATGTCTCAGGCTCTTTGTGGTCTGCTTCGGCTGGAGCTTCCCACCAAGCCATGAAATAAGTTGGATCTTCTATTTCTCCCCTGCTCACGCGCTGACCATATTGGTAAAGCGAGTAAGCAATGGAGTCTTGGCCCGTTGTGTCTGATTTCTGACCTGCGGTGGTGATACAGAACATGGTTGCTAGGTTTCCACGCGCTCCTTGGGCCAATTGCATAACATCGAACAGGGTTCTGTCTGGCTGAGCGTGCAATTCGTCAAAAATCACCATTGTTGGTGACAAACCTTCTTTTGTGAAGGCTTCTGCGCTCAAAACACGATAAACCGAACCTGTAGTCGGTATTTCTATGGCATCTCGATAGATTTTGGCTAATTCGGCTAATTCTGGTTCATTTTCTAGCATTTTCTTCGCTTCACCGAATACGATGCGGGCTTGATCCTTGTCAGCGGCGCAGGAATAGACTTCACCCCCCTTGGGTCCAGTCAGCAACGACCAAAGTGCAACACCTGAAGCAAGCGCCGATTTTCCGTTTTTCCTGGGAACCCCCGTGAGTATGACCTTGTGCCTGAAGCCGTCACCGTCTGCGGCGAATGCGTGAGTCAGCAGCGAGCGTTGCCAGTCTCTGAGGTGCATTGGTTCGCCTGCTCGTCCACCGACAGAATCTTTGGTCACGGTGGCAAAGGTGTTTATGAAGTCAGCGGCTCTGAGTCCGTGAGAATTGAGCAGGGCGGATTCAGGAACTGGGGTTAGCCATCTAGGAGGCCAACTGCTCATTCTTTGCCCACTTCTCCTGTAGTTGTTCTAGCTTCGACCTAGCTTTTACTTCGGCGTAGCCCAACTTGGTGCGGTCAGCGGGTGTAAGTCCCAGTTTGCCCATGTTGTTGCTAATCATCACCTCTAGGTCATGCAACTGACGCACGAGTCGCCAGTTGTCAGGATCTGATTGCATCCTCTCCATCAACCATAGTCTGCGGTCATGCTGTTCGCAAACCATTTGTAAAAACTGAGTGTCGGTGCGGCTGCTAATCCATAGCTCGCCTTTTTTGTAAATCTCGTCCCATAAGGTTTGGCCCGCCTCGCCTAAAGGACGAACTGGAGGCACATAACCGCCTGTTAGGGCGATTGTGGAGTTTTCGGGGGGCAACGGCCTTTGGCCTGGGTTGCCGAGCAGTCGCTTCTGCTCAAGTGGTTTAGCTGGTCTGCCCATTCAATAAGGCTATCAGAAAACCTTTTTTTAGCAGAGAAATACGCAACAGCGGCGTCGGGGTGCCGAACTGACACTTTGGCTAAGATTTGCCCTACCCTGGGGGATAGTCCCCGCGGCCCTGTGTGGCGATTACAGGGCATAAGGTTCGGGATAGGGTGATTGTATGCTAGGGCCGTTTTCGTGGCTTCTAATCGCGTTCTAGGGCTTCTCATAACGCGGGCCAATAGGGGCGGGATAGGGCCTAGGCCAGGCAATAGGCGGGCGAGATAGGGCGCGGGGTAATCAGCGCGCCAGGATAAAGCGAAACCCGCCAGGCGTGGGCCTAGCGGGTCGCTGTAGGGTTTTGGGTTAGATTGTGCCGTGCGCTTTCACCTCGGCCTTCTTGCCGTCTTTGATTGTGGAATAAACAGCGGGGCCACTATTGACGACTGACCAGAGCGGGGCTAGCGCGGGAATATAGCCGTTGTAATACAGCCATCTAATCGCTTCCCATTGGTAGGCGTTTTCGTAGCCATACTGAAACGGCAGGTATCCGACTATCTCGCCATTGATACTGATTTGTGCGCTGAAGTATGTGCTGCCGTGTATCTTGTCGCGCCATTGTTTAGCGTTTATGAAAATACTGGTAACTGTTTTTGTTTCTGCCTGTTGGGTTACCAATTCGCACCTCTCAATCTAGCGCGGTGCCCTGTGGAGATCTCGAAAGCTTCGGGGTCCTCTTGCTTGGTCATAACATAACCTAGACGGCCAATTCCGATTCGCGCCTGGGTTTGGTGTTTGCTAGTGGTTACGCTGTATTTAGCCTCATTCATAACGGCGCGGGCCCCATCGGGGTAGAGCACGGCTATAGCGGTGCTGTATGACTTGACCACATAGGCG